GATATTGATTGGTTAGGTGGGGGAACAAAAATAGTCCCAAAGGGGGGATGTGATATAGAATGCTCAGAATACTCAGACATGAGGGGTTTAGGGTGGGGTGTAAGGCTGTGGGTCCGTAAGCCTAGTGAAGCTTAGCGAAGCCTAGTAAGATAAGCATTAAGGTTCTGATTAGGCTGTAAGGCATACTTTAATATGCGGTAGCTTATGCGGTAGCTTGCGTGGTGACTTGCATGGTAGCTTGGGTGGTAGCTTGGGTTTTAAGAATAACCTTGACAATGGGTGGTTGGGTGGGTAGGCTCAAAAGATGAAGAACAATTTCGATACTTCGGCTACTTCATCGGTTCCTTTGCTTTTGTCAATTATTCAGGGGATGGATGATCGGATCAAGGTTTTGGAGGCGCGTGAAAATCGGGATTACTTTGGGAAGCTGACAAAGGAGGAGGCTTGTGCTCGGTTAGTTCTTCTGGATGATTTATTTCATAAAGGTAAGCGCGAGGGTTTTAAGGAATTTGAGGAAGAGAGAGCAGCAATGGATTCATACAAAGCAAAGGGGGTGGAGGATGGGGCATAAAAGATGGATGGGGTTATTGGGGACGTGGGGGTCGACGCCTACCGTGATTTACGTTTTGCCGTCTATGGGGTTAGATAGGGTTAGGACGGGTAGTGGGGTTGTGTGGGTGTTATGGGTGGCTTGGGGGCGGTGGTATTTTGAGGTCGGGAATTAAATCAAGAAACTATGAGCAAGGTTAAGAAGATTAAGAAGATTAACAAGGTTAACAAGGTCAACAAGGTCAACACGATTGTGTCCGATAGTATTAAGGTTCTTAGTCCTAGGTTGAACTGGAAGTTCGTGGAGCACACTGATCCTAAGAATGCGGCATTAGCTTTAGAGCTTTTGGCGCAAGGGGACAGGTATGACGAGGTCAAGGAGAAGACGGGGATAGGCTTTACGGCCCTTGCGGGGCTTAGGGTGAGGCACCAAGGGGCATTAGACGAGAGAAGGGCTTCTTTGGCTCAGGATGGGTTCCAGATGGCCGAGCAGCTCAGGATGCTGGTGCAGCGCAGGGCTGAGATGCTTGCGGATAACGATGATGAGCTCAGGAAGGTGAACATCAAGGATTTGGTCCTGAGTAATGCGATTGCGCAAGATAAAGCATTTAATGCTCTCGGGGAGAACAAAGTAGTGATTGAGCACCGGAAGGAGAAGCTGAGTATTGAGGATGCGCGTCGGATGATCCAAGAGGCGCGTGAGGAGCTAGCCAAGGGTGAGATTAACGTCAGTGCGGTTATTCTGGAGGTAGATGATGAAGGATCCTTTAATAAGGAAATTCTTAATAAAGGATCCGGGGCCGTGGAGGCAATGGATGTTTAAGTTATTGCATGGTGACTGCTTAGACGTGATGCGCGGGATTGAAGATGCCAGTGTTGACATGGTCTGCACCGACCCGCCTTATGGCACGACTGCCTGCAAGTGGGATTCCGTCATTCCATTTGAACCCATGTGGGCGCAACTCAAGCGGATCGTGAAGCCGAAAGGGGCGATTGTGCTGACGGCATCGCAGCCATTTACGTCGGCGCTGGTGATGAGTAATCTTGAGATGTTCAAGTATGAATGGATTTGGGATAAGCATATACCAAGAGGGTTTCAGGTAGCAAAGTATAGACCCATGATGAAACACGAAAACGTTATTGTGTTTGGATGTAAAGCAGTCAATTACTTTCCACAAAAGACCATCAGAGATAAGCCCGTTACGGTCAAGAATTATTCAAAGAAAAATAAGGTTTCGAGCAACGATATAGGAAAATATAATGACAGCGGCAAAAAGTTTACTTACACTCACAAGTCTCCTGACAGTATGCTTGTGGGATTATGGGAGCCTAACGCGGGAAAGGTGCACCCAACACAAAAGCCTGTCGCGCTGATGGAATACCTGATCCGCACCTACACTAACGAAGGCGAGACAGTCCTTGACTTCACGATGGGCAGCGGAACGACTGGTGTTGCGTGTAAGAATCTATCTCGTAGCTTTATAGGCATAGAAAAGGACGAAGAGTATTTTAAGATAGCCGAGGAAAGGATTAGCAGTGTTTAAGTTCAAGCTTGGGTCCGTTGTTTATCACAAGATTGGGGAGATGAAAGGGATGGTGGTTTACCATATTAGTGGTTTCTCTGGAATGAGTTACGTTATTGTTTGGAGTGATTTAACGTCCAGTGAGCACTGTGAAGAAGAACTAGGAACTGATCGGGAAAGCTATGAGTAATATCAACGGAACCGAAGACATTACGGATACGTTTCGTCCTAGTTACACTGACTACGGTTGGAGTTTAGAGGAAATAAGCCAAGTGTTATCTCATAACGGGAAGTCTTCCAGCAAGATTACGAGAGCAGACGGCACGGTTATCTACGTGCCAGAGAATCCCGATAAGCGGCGACCGCATCAAGTCCTTAAACCGACTAGTCCTAGTAAGCACCAAAAGGAAGAGTTAACGACTGAAAGGGAGAGTTATTTATGAATTGCCGGAAATACTGCCCTCTTTTCCCTGCAAGAATTTTATGAATTGGCGAGCGCATCCAGTCCTTAAACCTCCGACTCCTAGCGAGTTAGCCAAGATGGAGCCCGAGAGGGTTCTTGAGCTATGGGAGGCTTACCATGAGGCGATTGAGAACTCCTTGAAAGACCCGTATCGGTATGGCTTTAGCCTTCCTCATTGGGAATACGCTAATAAAGCGTTACGGATGTTCAGGACGGCGTTGCTTTTTGGGGCGAACCGTTCCGGGAAGACGGCGTTCGCTGCTAAGAAAGTCGTAGAGGCGGCGATCAAGAACCCGAAGTCCTTGATTTATTGTTTCAGCCAGAACAAAGAAATTAGCGTAGTTGTTCAGCAAAGTGCTGTGTATAATGCACTTCCGTTAGAATTCAAGAGCCGGATGCTGACAAAAATTGAGAACATCAATTACAGTTTCAAGAACGGGTTCACGGATAACAAGCTGGTCTTCCCAAACGGAAGCATGATTATTTTCAAGTTCTATACTCAATGGATTCAAGATGATACGATTCTTGAGGGTATGGAGCTAGGCAGTCCAGAGCCGACAACGGATAACATGGGCGCATGGCTGGACGAGTATTTGATGGGCATGGACTTAATTGACCGTTTGTATCTCCGGTTAGCCACGCATAACGCAAAGCTCATTATCAGCTTTACCCCGAAGGACGGGGAGACGGAGACGGTTAAGAATTACCGAGATACGGCTAAGACGATTGAGACACGATCCGTATCCGAGGGGCTAAGTAAGCCAAGGACTGTTCCGTATTACCAAGAGAACGCCAAGATGAACACGGGGATTGTTTACTTTCACAGTAAGGACAATCCGTGGTCAGGGTATGGATCCCTCTTGGAGCAATGCGTTGCAAAAGAGGACGATGATTACACCATTACGGCTTTGTATGGCGTGCCTACTAGCATGAGTGGGAGCAAGTTCCCTAATTTCTCACCAGAGGTTAACGTCATAAAGCACGAGATGATTCCAAGGAAAGGAGTTACGAGGTATATGGTGCTTGATCCTGCTGGGAGAAAGAACTGGTTCATGTGCTGGATTGCCGTGGACGCCACGGAGACTTATTATGTTTACAGGGAGTGGCCGGATATAAACGTAGGCCAATGGGCTAAATGGCACGGGGGGAAGATTATTGGTGGAGAAGGATCTAAGGGGCTAGGTTACGGCGTTAAGGATTACATTGACCTTATTGAAAGGTCTGAGGACCAAGAAGAGATACTGGAGCGTTTAATTGACCCGAGGTTAGGGTCCGCGAGGTATTCTAAAGGGGATGGGGCTAGTTCTATTATCGAAGACCTTGCGGATAACGGATTAATCTTTATCCCTGCGCCGGGGCTAGACATCGACGATGGGTTACAAGCCCTCCAGACCAAGATGGCGTATAGCAAGAAAAAGCCAATTGATTCCCTTAATCGTCCGCATTTTTACATCTCGGACCGCTGTGAGAACATTATTCATGCTTTACAAGAATACACGGCAGAGGGTGGGCCTGATGAAGCATGGAAAGACCCAATTGACGTAATTCGGTATGCGGCAATTGCTGGGATTAATTACATAGATGAACAGGCCATGAAGGCAAAATCTAACAAACGCGGCGGATACTGAGCCGATAAGGCCATCTAATCGGCTCACAAAATAATGAAAGTTAAACTAACAAACCTAGCTAAGAAACTCGGGATTACTTACGCCGAGGCGGACGAAATCAAGACCCTAAAGATTGACTCTGGGGATTGCTCTGGGAAAGGAAAGAACACATGGCTGACGGAGGAAGCGGCGGCTAAATTCACACTAGCCGTAGAGGTTCCTTCGGTTGTCCCGATTAACTTAATCGGAATGGTTATCCACGGGGCACCTAATCCGAACTGGCTTTTTGCCAAAATTGAAGGCTTAGAGGGGAAGTGGCCCATTGTGGTTCCTCGCCGTCTTCATGGTAAGCTAATAGGTAAGAAGATACCAATTCATGCGATTACGGATGCCAAAGGAACAACTTACCGATATGCCTCGCTTACTGGACGTTACCTCTGACCCTGCTTGGAAAGATGAGCAAATGGATCGGTTACTTGGATTTGAAATCCTCAAAAAGATATGTATGGCCGACCCTGATCCAATACCCCCTGCGTTACTTGCTGATAAGATAGGTCTTAACAAAGGCTTTTCTTACGTTATGATTGAATCTATTTCCCGAAAACTGAAAGCCTAACACTGACATGGATAACGAATCTCTCGAAGAGCACGAAGCTTTAACATATAAACTCAAAGAGCCGAATGTCCTTTTGTTGAAAAAGGCTTACGACACGACCTTGAATGAGCTTCAAGGCTATCTGGATCAATGTCGTCAGAATTACGACGACCGCCGGAACTACTGGCCGGGTAAGAGTCGGGACATGAGAAAGCACGGGGCTGATGCGTTCCCTTGGGAAGGTTCTTCCGATATGGAGGCTCATGTAATTGACGAGCGCATTAACTCTTACGTGGCGTTATTTGTCGGGGCTATGAATCGGGCTAATATCCGAGCTTACCCAGTCGAGGTGAACGATGTTGGTCGGGCTAGGGTTGTTAGCTCTTTCCTGAAATGGATGCTGAGTTCTTATATTCCTCGCTTTAAGAAAGAGATGGAGCTTTCCGCTAATTATCTCTTAGAGCGCGGACTAGCAATTACTTACTGCGGTTGGGATAAGCAAAGCAATACTTATGAGCAAAAGATTAGCTTAGAGCAAATCGCCCAAGCAAGCCCAGAACTAGCGCAAGGTGTCCTTGATGGTTCTGCTGACGAGATGCTTACGCAGCAATTACAGCAAGCATACCCAGCCACGAGTAACAAAAAGGCTAAGAAGGCACTTAATGACCTCAGAAAAACGGGTGTAGCAATTATTAGCGTTAAGCGTAATCAAGTCAATCGGCCTATGGTTCAAACGCTGACGCCTGACGGGGACTTTTTCTTTCCGGCTTATGTTACGGATCCACAGCGTGCTCCTTATTGTTTCTGGAGGACGTATTACACTCCTCAAGAATTACTTAACAAAGTTGCAACCGAAGGATGGGACCAAGATTGGGTGGATTACGTTATCGAGCATTACAAAGGTGTAAACATTTTGACCATTGAGGAGCAAAATCAAGGTCGCCGCTCGATTAATCTTACGGATTCGTCGTATTCAGCGGAGGATTTGATTGAGGTTATTTACGGATACCAAAGACTCGTCGATTACGAAGATGGTTCTCAAGGCATTTACTGCACGGTATTCCACCGCGAACTTTCGACGAAGATCAAGGACTCCCCTCAGTATGCTAAGTTTGAACTCCTTAACGGATACGAGGATTACCCCGTTATTGTGACTAAGCTATTCGAGGACTCGAAGCGTCTTTACGATACCCAAGCATTTCCAGAACTCCTTCGTGGTAGCCAATGGCAAACAAAGATTGAGCGCGATTCTCGCATAGACAGGAACTCAATGGCCACGCTGCCACCAATTATGCACCCCGTGGGGAATGCTCCCTCGGATTGGCGTCCGGGCGGCTTTATCCCTTATCGCCGTCAAGGGGAATTCATGTTCGGTCCACAGCCTCAATACAACCCCGGATCAATGGAGATGGAACAAACCATGCTCAAGGTGGCTGACGGATTAGTTGGACTTGATTCTAACAGAGTCGATTCTACGGACATCCGTCGTTACTTTGTCGAAAAGTTCCTTTTTCACGTTCAAAGCGTTATCAAGATGTGCTTTAAGAACTTCCAGCGATTCGGCCCTGACGAGACTTGGTTCCGCGTTACGGGAACGCCGGACCCACAGAAGTTCAGCAAAGGCGATCCTGATGAAAACTTCGACATCATGCTGGGTTACGACGTCTTGAATAACGATCCCGAGACCGTTGAGAAAAAGCTACAAGCAATGCTGAGTCTTTCCCAGATTGACAAAAATGGTCGGATTGACATGGATGCATTTATTGACCTAGCAGCTAATGCAATTGATCCTATCGCCGCTGATGCTATCCTTCAACCTAAAGAGCAAGGCTCGCAGCAAGTGGTTAAGTTTGTTACTGACGATCTTACGAAAATCTTTGCTGGCATTGAGGTTCCTGCACGAGCTAACGGGGCGCAGATTGCAATGCAGGTCATTCAGCAATACGCTCAACAGCCCGATATTACCCAAAGGTTCCAAGCGGACGAAGCATTCAAGGGACGCTTGGAGAAATACGCTGGCCAATACCAGTTCATGATGCAGCAAGCCCAGAACGCTGAGATCGGTAAGACAGGGACGGCCCCCGCAAGCGTCGGCCAAGTCCAGACCCAAGGGATGCAAAGTTAACCCCATGCCAACGGCCAACCACGAATCAACTAGCCTATAATAAAATTAACGAACTCAGCATTTAGCCACTCAGCCACTTACCATCATGGGCACTAGCACGACTTACAATAACAATAACTTTATTCTCTCAACAAATGCGTCTTACGCCGTCCCTTCGTTTAACGCTAGACCACAGATCACCGTAAAGAATACGGCTTCAACGAATATCACCTTGACCGCCACGGGATCGGAGACGATTGACGGTTCGGCTACGCTGGTCCTCAAGGGTCTCGCTGCTGTTAACTTAGTCAAAGGCGAGAACGAAGCCGGCGAGATTGAGTGGGTCGTTACGGCGTCTGGCGATGCCGCGCGAATCACTGACGGCGTTGCAACGCTAAACTTCGGCGCGGGGCAATGACGGCGCAGGCGGTGGTTACGGGGCAGGCAGGTGTCGAGGCAGATTCAAGGGTTTTTGTTGCAATGAATATCGCCGAGACGGATGAGCATTCGGTTGATGATATGCTGGTTGACCCGATCCGGCTTGCCGTGCATTCACTGGTTATGGGTGTCGGTTTTACAATCTACGGCGCGATGGATAACTCTCGCGCAAACGGAACCTACGGAATCAATTGGAGGGTGGCATAAATGGCTGTTGAAATTAAATCTGGTGCGTCTAGTGACCTGCAAACTGTTGACGCGGTAAGCAAAGCCGCTCGCGTTACGCTCTACGACAGCGATGGGCAAGAGGTTGTGCCGTCCGTTCCAGTCGTCATTGTGGTCGCTAACGTCACCGCCCTAAACAATGACCTTATCGCCTCATTTGACGCTTCCGCCTACAAGTTTATTTCGGTGCAATTTACTGGCACGTGGGTGGGTTCGGTTCAATTCCAAGGCTCAAACGATAACGGGACGTTCGTCCCCATTGTGGTTCAGAAAACAGGAGTTGTTCTTGACCCTTACACCCTGACAGCGACAGCGAATGGCGTTATCAAGGTGCCAGTGTTGTTCAAGTTCTTGCGGGTGCGGGTAACAGCCTACACGTCTGGCACTGTTGAGGGCTTTGCTTTTGGATTTAGAGAATCGAACGATACAGGGCAGATTTCCGCAACGGGTACAGTGGCACTGACAGAAGAGACAACAAAAGTTATCGGTACAGTTAATGTTGCCCAAGCGCCATCGTTTATCACGGGCACGATAACCGCCTCAGATACCAATGCTGTCGCACCTGCGGGTGATGGCGTGCTTGTGTCGGGCGCTCCTAGTGCTAACTCGACCGTGGTTTTAGAAGGCACTACAGAAGATTCCGCGTGGATTGTAGAAATTTCCGGCACATTGGGCGGTGCGACGTTTTATTTTGAAGCGTCCGTAAGCTCGACCAACGGTGTTGATGGTGGCTGGACTAACATCAATGGCAGGCAAACTGGAGTTGTGAACACGATTCTCGCTGGTAATACTACAGTCGGTGGGGTGTATCGAGGTAATACCGCAGGCACTAAATACTTCCGTGTCCGCGCTGTTGGTGGTACAGGCACAAATGCTACGGTTTACATCCGCAACAGCTACGGCACTGGCGTTGTATTCCTGAACGCCTCTATCCCTGCTGGCACTAACGTGATCGGTTCTGTAGGTGTAGCGGCTGGGCAGACGATTAATGTTGGCAACTTCCCAGCAGCCTCGCCAATATCATCGGCCACAAGCTCGATAGCAATAGGCCACAGCACGGTTCCGTTAATACCGTTATTCATACTAGGCGCGGCGGGCGCGGTGAACGTGAACTCGGTCTCCATCCGCAACGTGCCAGCTATCTTGCGCACCGTGGTATTCACGAACTACGCGGCCACCGCAAGGCATTTCAAGCTATATAACACGGCCTCGGTCCCGGTAGCTGGGGCTGGAACACCTGTCATCGTATGCAGCCTCCCATCAGGCGGGACGTTGGTTTATCCGCTGCCTATTGAGGGCTTCGCGTTTAGCCTTGGCATCGGGGCAACCATGACGCTGGGGGCCGCAAATAACGATACGACACCAACAGCGACGGCACCCGACTTTTCCGTGTCGCTGATCTCAACATAATACGGCCTTTACGGGTCTAGCGTCAGGTGCTTACTGGTGCCGAGCGAATAACACTTCAGAGTTCACCATTTTAAGAATTTGGTCATAAGCTAGGATTTGACCGCTAATCTGCATTACGTCATCTACCTTAGCTTGAAATAAGCTAGAGATTGCTTCCTCGCGGAGGAAATAAATCTGGTGAATGAACTCAGAGAATTCTTGGTAGTTACTAAGAGATGTAATTGATTTGGTAATGTCCATGTAATTAAAAGAAGTTAAGGAAGTTAAAAGAGGTATGAAGTAGCGAAAAATAAAAGAACCCCTTAAAGAAAGGGGGAGTCTGAGGGGGGGATAGCATTTCTGTCAAGCAATTAATCCTTTGTTACGGAAATAATTTCCATTCTCTTGAATATCCGGCTCATACGGAATTTAACAGCATCCTCGTTTTCATCTAACACAATGGTTTCTCCTGAGCACAAGACCTCGTGCCCTTGGAAGCGTTCTGAGCCAGAGCGTATCCACTCGCGCCACTCTACGCGGTATTTGTTAAGGTTCATTCGGTTAAACATTACGCTCCTTCATCTTGCGGATAGCTCCCGCAAGGAACTCGGGTGGGTTTTTACGGCTGTATTCAAAGATAGGGTTAAGCTTAATGATTAACTCACCCGCTCGATTCCGAGTCATACTCTGAGCGTCACGAAAATGTTCTGGGGCTACCCAGTCAAACTGTGTGGGTGGACGAGGCTTACTATTCATAGGCATAAGTTAATAATCTCCTAGTTTTTGTCAAGCACCAAAAACCCTTGTTAGTATGATGTTAAGCAGTCGCTCAGGCGCAAAGAGAGCGGATTCAAAATGATTAACGAAGTCACTACCACGAACGCTGACGTGGATAAAGTTCCAGCGGTAAAGTCTAATATCACGGCTGAGATGTTCGCCTCTCAACGTGTAGCGGCAAGGATGAAGGCCCAAAAACCTGACGCCACGCCCGATAAACCGGAGCTAAAGGACTCCCTAGAGCCAAAGGAACCCCATCGAGAAACGGAAAGCAAGGAACCCGAGGAGCTAGAGGAACCAAAAGCCGAGGAAGTCCAAGATGTTCATTCCAAAGAAATTGATTTAGGAACAATGTCAGAAGCGGAACTCCGTGAACTGGCTGACAAATTAGGTAGTCGTGCGGTTGCTAGATTCGGTGAGCTTACAGCTAAACGAAAACAAGCAGAAGAACGGCTTGCGGTCCTTGAGGCTAAACTTAATGAAGTCCAGCAGCCAAAGATTGACCCGCTTATTACTAAAAAAACAGAGATTAATCCGTATGCTAATATAAAGACCCTTCCTGACCTTCAGGCGAAAGCCCGAGAGTTAGACGAGGCGATTGAGTGGGCTGAGGATGTTCTCTGGAATAACGACCATATGGCTGCTGATGATTCAGTGGCGGTGGTTGATGGTAATGATGTTTCAAAAGCGCAAGTCCGAAAGGTTTTCCGCGATGCACAAAAGGCTCGCAAGGAACACCTTCCAGCTCAACTAGCATTTCTTCGTGCTAAAGAGCAGCGTAATGCGCTCAAGGGGCAAATGACAGCGGCGGCACACAAAGAGCTATTATGGCTTGATGGGGAAGATAACGATGTGCGTAAGCAATACGAGGCTCTCCGTGAGTCCCCGGTGCTTAGGCAAGCCGTAGAAGCCGTTCCAGAGCTTGAACCGTATATGGAATACATGGTGGCACACGCCGCTAACTCCATTTATGGGCGCAAGGAAATCAGGATTGATTCTAAACCAAGTTTAAGCGCAGACCCTCCGTATAATCCCGGTTCGTCTTCCGCAGGAAGTGAAAGGCCTGAGTCCAAAACGACTAAGGTTATCAAGGACATCCAAAACCGATTCAAGACTACAGGCGACGCTAAGGACTTTGTTGCTCTCCGTACTGAACAACTCTCTAAACGTAAATCTATCTAATCCTGCCTTATGGCCTTTTCAAACACTTACGACACTACTAATAATGGTTCAGCGGTTTCTAACCGTGAAGACCTTCTGGACGTATTGACGATTCTTGCTCCGCAAGAAACGCCCGTCCTTTCTTCGGCTTCTAAGTCGAAAGCCACCGCGACATTTGTCGAGTGGACCGTTGACAGCCTTTCTTCCCCAGTTACGACTGGCGTTGCTGAAGGTGCTGATGTTACCTCCTTTACGGACAAGTTTTCTAACCGCGCTCGGTTAGGTAATTACGTCCAGAAATTCCGTCGTGATTACATGGTTTCTGATCTTCAGAACGCCGTGGATTCCGTTGGCCCAGCCAAGGTTGCACAAGCCGAGAGCAAAGCTGTCCGCGAAATTAAACGCGACATCGAAGCTACTCTTTGTTCGACTAATGACCGTTCTGTTGAGAATGGTGCTGGCACGTCTTACGGTATGCGTGGATTGGGTGACTGGATTGATTCTGGCGGTCCTTTTGATGTTCCTTCGGATTATCGGACTCCTGCCGCTTCGATTCACGCCATTGGCGCACTTACGGAAACTGTTTTCAATAACCTGATTACCTCGATTTATCGGGTATCGGGAACGACTAACAGCCTTACGTTGGTTGCTGACACGGCTCTTCGCCGCATCATCAGTGACTTTGCTCGCACTTCGGCTTCTGGCGATTACAGCGTGCGTCAAGTTAGTTATCCCGGTGGTTCGGGCGAAATCAAGCTCGCTGTTGACATGTATTCGTCTGACCACGGTCAGGTGTCCATCGTTAACATGAACCCTGATTGCGCTCCTGATACGACGAACAAAGACACTGGTTACCTTATCAATCCTGATTTCCTCAGTGTTGCCGAGTTGATTACTCTGGGTTCTAGCCGTCTGCCAAATCTTGGTGGTGGCGAGCGTGGTTATGTGGATTTCACTGGCACGGTTTGTGTCAAACATCCCGGCGCGTTCGGTAAAATCACCGCCATCAGCTAACCCTTAACGGAGATAATCCATCATGCCTAAACTTACCGTAAATGACCGATGCGGCTGTCGCGTCGTTGACCGCTGGTAAATGGACTATCGGTATCCGTATGTGGAATCTCGCCCAGTTCACTAAGTAACTAGCAGTCCCGCACGGGAAATCCTTGCTAATATGGGGGTGTGGCTTTAAGCTGCGCCCCTTTATTATTTTTAAAAATAAGCATGAATTTTATTACGTCATTCCCAAAATACAGCGACGGAGAAGTCAACAAAGCCTTGATGCGAGAATTAACCCAAGGACTTGAGCTAAAAAAGCAATGGGAAAATCGGCGCGAGCTTCAGGCTGCTGAGGAAGCTAAGCAAAGTCGAGGGATGAAGGAAATCGCCGGACTAGGTCGGCATGTTGCCAGCATCCCTAGTTGGGAGTTCTACCGCTTGAAGGACAAATACGGGCACGCTGAGATCCACTCTAAGGAATTCCTCAAGGACTTCCAAAAACGGTTTCCTCATCTTTCACCTAACAAGATATAAATATGGCAGTTAAGACTTACACGGACCTTTACGCATTAATCTCCGCGCTTGCCGGGGTTAGTGACTTCACTACGTCAGAGCAAACAAACATCCTTGCTTTTGCAAATCGTAGGCTTTATCAAGCTTACCGGACCTCCCCGATGTGGAGCCGATACATTGTGGGTGCTCAAGCGCGGCCAGCAAGTAACAACATTATCGCCGAGAGCTTTACGGGTATAAGCGCGAACATTACGACTGCAACCCGCAATGGATCAACCGTTACCGTGGTGGCTTCTGCTGCCGTGGACTTTGTGGCGGGAATGTATGTAACCGTGGCGGGTTTAAGCGGAACCGTGAGTCCTAATGGATCATATCAAGTTACCGAAGTTGACAAGACTACGGTTACGGACGATACGTTCACTTACGACTTAGTAACAACTAACACGGCTTCTGAGACTTACACTGGCTCAGGGACCGCCATAGCGGACACTATCCCGGATATTGACAGTTATAGCCGTATATGGGGGAATGATCCATTGGACTTGAACTCAGCGATTGAATACGAGTTCTACGTTAGTTCGGATGGGGCGCACGTTATCGGTAACAACAGGGCACTCAAAGGGTTCTGGGTTGGCTTTACGAAGGCTTGGGACGGGCCGTATACGACCGCTTCGACGAGCATCCCCCTTGAGTTCTTTTATTACGCGGCGCACTCAGCTTACGCTGACTTCCTAAAAATGGACGGGCAGAACGATAAGGGAGGGATAGAAGAACAAGTTGCTCAACAATTCTTAATGCTAGAATTAGAGAAAGCTCAACATCAGCGTAACAACAACGCTTTGTTCCGCAGAATCTCAACTTACGTCTCCCGATCTAACCGATAACTCAAATGGCTAACTCTCGCATCGTTAATACTCCCTCACAAGCTATTCCTCAATACGGAGCTTCT